GCTGCCAAGGCTCGCGCCAAGGCGGCTGGACGACCCTACCCCAATTTAATTGATAACATGGCTGCGGCCCGCAAGAAAGGTAAGTGACATGGACGGATTTAAGAATAGCACTCGGATGAAGTACATGGACGAGGGCGTTTCCACACGCCCTACAACGGACAGTGGCCGTCGCATGACGAACGAAGAGCTTGGCATGACACCGGGCGGACAAACCCCCAAGAAGGCAAAGCCCGTTGGCCCCGCGTCGGCGGCTGTGTCAAAGGTGCTTGCTGGTATAGCGAGCAAGGCCGCACGGAACGTAGACCCCAAAGGCTCGGTGATGGATGGCGACCTGATGCGGTACCGCGACCGCGATTTGATTAGTAAAGCCGCGCGGATGGCAGACCCACGCGGGGCTGTCATGGAAGGCGACAAGGCGCGGTACGGTAAAGGCGGCAAGGTAATGTCGAAGAAAGGCGTACCAACCCACAGCAGCAAGCCTATGATCCGCCGCAGCAAGGGCGGTCTGACCGCAATGCCAAAGGGTACGTGCAAATAATACGCAAATAAACTGCTCGCCTTGCTGGCGGGCAGTTTTTGCGCTATACCACCCACGCTAGAGGTGCTTGCTGTCATCGGCTTGCTGCTGCGATAACAATGCGAGCACATCCTTATGGCGTTTTCAGACACAGTTTCACAGACGAATTTTAACACGCGGCGCGTCATCGACAACGCGATCCGTCGCTGTAAGCTGACGGCGCAACAGATCACCGCCGAACACATCGACATAGCCAACGACCAGCTATACCTGTTCCTCTCCGACTTGGCCAACCAAGGCGCGCCGCTCTGGTGCATCGAGAAGCAGATCTACCCGCTGTACGACGGCGTGGGCGACATCACGATGCTCGACGGCACAGTCGACATCCTGAACAGCAACTTCCGCTGGCTCCAGCAGGTGACCGGCATCAATTACACAACGTCAACGGCCCGCGAAGTGGACTTCACCGACGACGTATTCGTCTCCAACACCGGCATCCTTTGGTCCGCTCCCGCCGTGCCTATCGTATTTGAGCGTTCAGACGATAACGTGACGTGGGTCACGATCCAATCTGAGACGCCAACCGCGACCGCAGGCCAGTGGACTTGGTACGATCTGGAAAGCAGCGTGGCGTCTCGGTATTTCCGCATCCGCGCGACGTCAGGCACGCTCGGCTTCAGCCAAATTTATCTGGCAAACACGCCGACCGAGATCCCGCTGGCGCGCATGAACCGCGACGACTACACAAACTTGCCAAATAAGGCGTTTCAGTCGAACCGCCCGCTGCAATATTGGTTCGATCGTCAGGTCAACAACCCAATTATGCACATGTGGCCGGTGCCGAACTTGGCTGCGACCGTCTGCCAGATCGTCGTGTGGCGTCAGCGCTACATTATGGACGTCGGTACCATGACGCAGGACGTTGAAGTGCCCCAACGCTGGCTTGAGGCTATCGTTTCGGGTCTGGCGGCCAAAATGGCGCTTGAATTGGTCGAAGTTGACGTCAATTTGATCCCGATTTTGGACCAAAAGGCGGCGATTTCACTGAATATCGCGCAAATGGAAGAGCGCGACAACAGTCCGATGATGATCGCCCCCAATATTTCACCGTACACGAGGTAAAATCATGGCTGTTGAGGGCTACATCAACACCATCGGGCGAAATCACCTCGGCATCGGCATTTGTGACCGCTGCAAGCGTAAATTTCCTATTGATGACCTGTACAGCGACCGGAATATTCCGACGCTAAAGGTCTGCATCGACGACGTGGACGATTACGACCCGTGGCGCGAGCCCGCGCGGCAGCCAGAGGACATCACCCTGCGCTTTCCGCGCCCAGACGTGGCGTTGGACGGCTGATGCCCCGCTATCTCAACACACGCGGCAATACGACGCTGGCGATCGGCATATGTGGGCGCTGCTCCATCAAGATGCCGCTGGCCGACTTGATGCCCGACCCAAATTACCCCGGCTTGCTGGTCTGCGAGAGGGATCGCGACCAATACGATCCGTATCGCCTTCCCGCTCGCCAGCCGGACAATATTCTGCTACCATTCTTGCGTCCCGATGTGCCTCTCGCTACAAATCCGGCGGGCGTTATCGCGCAGAACAGCGAGCAGTTCCTCATCACTGAGGACAGCGATGATTATCTAATCTTTTTCGAGGATGACGAGTTTTGAGCAACGTCCCTACAAATCTCATCCCTACCCGCATCACCGGCCTCCCTGAATATCAGGGAACGAGCACGCTCGGCTACATGCCGTACATCATCGACGGACGCACCTTCAAGGTCCAGTTCGCCAACATCGCTGCCGTCGGCGCGGTGCCGTCCTCGCGTGAAATCAACACAGGCAGCGGTCTGGGTGGCGGCGGAGATCTGTCGACCAACCGCACGCTCTTCATCTTGCCGGGCGGTGTCGATGACAGCCGCCTGACCACCACAGGCGTCACGGCTGGCACTTACGGTGCCGCCGACAGCGTGCCAGTCCTCACGGTCAACGCGCAGGGCCGCGTCACGGCTGCGACCTCGGCACCTATCGTACTCGCAAATTACGTCCCCACCAGCCGCACAATCACGGCTGGCGCGGGTCTGACCGGCGGCGGAGATCTTTCCGCCAACCGTTCTTTCGCTGTAATCTTTTCATCTACAACGCCTGAGCCTCTCGGTCCCGGTTCCCCCGGTGTCTCGACTGTTGCCGCGCGTGGAGATCACGTCCACCCTGCGGTGGACCTGAGCGACACCACGGAAACGCAAGGCGTGCTCCCCTTGTCCCGTGGCGGCACCGGCAACAGTCTGTCTCCTGTTGTCGGTGCCATCGCATATTCCAGCAACGACCGGCTGAATTTGACGCCTACGGCTGGCAACGCGGGTCAGGTGTTGGTCTCTGGCGGTGGCGTGGCTCCGCCGTTCTGGCAGACGATCACAGGCACAGGTACGGTCACTTCGGTGTCTGTTACCACCGCCAACGGCTTTGCCGGAACGGTTGCTAACGCAAGCACGGTGCCCGCGATTACGCTTTCGACGACCGTGAGCGGCTTGCTTAAAGGCAACGGTACCGAGATGCTTCCGGCCACCGCAGGCATTGATTACGTCGCGCCGGGCGCATACACCACCAGCGGCCTCACGATGGCCACAGGGCGGCTTCTGGGCCGCACTACGGCATCAGTCGGCGCTGCGGAGGAAATCTCCGTCGGCAATGGTCTGACGCTCGCCAGCGGCTCTCTGGTCAACGCTGCGCCCGATCAGGTCGTGGCGCTGACAGGCGCAGGCACGACGACTGTCACCGGCACGTACCCTAGTTTCACAATCACATCGAACGACAGCACGGCAGGCACCGTGACCAGCGTCAATGCCAGTGGCGGCACGACGGGCATGTCGTTTACCGGCGGCCCAGTTACGTCGGCGGGCACACTGACCCTCAACGGCACGCTTGCCATCGCCAACGGCGGTACTGGCGCAACGGACGCAGTCGCTGCTCTAACGAACTTAGGTGGGTATCCCGCAAGCAACCCTTCGGGCTTCACATCTAACGTAGGTACGGTGACGTCAGTCTCAGGCACCGGCACCGTCAGCGGCCTGAGCCTGAGCGGCACAGTGACGTCCGCAGGTTCGCTGACACTTGGCGGGACGCTTGCCGTCCTGCCGTCCAACTTCGCGTCGCAGACGGCCAACACGGTCCTTGCGGCACCGAACGGCTCGGCAGGCACGCCGACGTTCCGCGCTATCGTTGCGGCGGACATTCCGACGCTCAACCAGAACACGACCGGCACGGCCTCAAACGTCACGGGCATCGTCGCCATCGCCAATGGCGGGACAGGCGCGAGCGTGGCCGCTACGGCGCGCACAAACCTCAGCGCGGCGGCCTCTGGTGCCAACACCGACATCACGTCGATTGCGCTCACCACAGGCACAATCAGCACGTCGCCAGTCAACGGCACCGACATCGTCAACAAGGCATATGCCGACAGTATCGCGTCAGGCATCAACTTCCATCAGTCCGTGCGCTTGGCAACGGCTGCGGCGTTGCCTGCCAACACGTACAACAACGGCGCTTCTGGCGTCGGCGCGACGCTCACGGCCAATGCCAACGGCGCACTCTCGGTCGACGGCGTGGCCGTGGTTGCGGGCAACCGCATCTTGGTCAAGGACGAGGCGGCGGGGGCCAATAACGGCGTCTACGTTGTTACGCAGGTCGGCAGCGGCTCGACGCCGTACATCCTGACACGCGCAACGGACTTCGACAGCGCAGGCACTGGCGTTGACCAGATTGACGCGGGCGACTTCTTCCTTGTCACGGCGGGATCGACGCTGTCCAACACGTCGTGGGTGCAGCAGACGCCGCTGCCGATCACTGTCGGCACAACGCCGATTACGTTTACGCAGTTCGCCGCGCCGGTCCTGTACTCGGCGGGCACTGGCCTGACGCTGACTGGCACGGTCTTCAGCATCACGAACACAGGCGTAAGCGCATCGACATACGGCAGCGCGTCCTCTGTGCCTGTCATCGCGGTCAACGCGCAGGGCCAGCTCACGTCTGCTTCGTCATCTGCAATCGCTATCGCTGCGTCGCAAATCACGTCTGGCGCACTTGCCATTGCCAATGGCGGTACAGGTGCGACGAGCGCGGCGACGGCCCTGACGAACCTCGGAGCGTACCCCGCGAGCAATCCGTCTGGCTTTACGTCAAACACCGGCACCGTCACCAGCGTCAACCTGACTGCGGGAACTGGCGTCAGCGTCTCTGGCGGCCCCATCACGGCCTCTGGCTCCATCACCGTCACCAACACCGCCCCAGATCAGGTTGTGTCGCTGACAGGATCTGGCGCTACGACCGTGACGGGCACGTACCCGAACTTCACTATCTCCTCGCCCACGAGCGGCGCAGGCACCGTGACCAGCATCGACGTCAGCGGTGGCACCACTGGCCTGACCACATCGGGCGGCCCAGTCACCAGCAGTGGGACGATCACACTTGCAGGCACACTGAACGTCGCCAACGGGGGCACAGGCGCGACGACCTTGTCTTCGGGCTATCTGCTCAAGGGTAACGGCACGTCGGCTGTCAGCGCGTCTGTGGTGTACGACGATGGTACGAACGTCGGGATTGGTACTGCCAGCCCCGCAAATAAGCTGGATGTTACTGGTATCATCCGTTCGGTGTCTGCTACCTTCGGCAACTCGGACGTTATTGCTGAGACAACGGCCTCTACTGGCACTGGGTATTCTCGTTTTATCCTAAAAACGACTGACCGTGAGTGGCGTCTCATCAACGATGCTTCGACATCTGGTTCTCCGTTTTTGCTATATGACGCAACGGCTGCGGCAACCAGACTGCTTGTCAATAGTAGCGGCAACGTCGGGATTGGCACTGCTGCCCCAACAACAAAGTTAACGGTTAGCGACGGCGCTATCACGGCTGGTGCGGTAAGTGATGTGCTTATCGGGCGATATAGCTCTGTATTTCCCACCTCTGGCGCGGGATACTTCCGTATACGGACAAATAATACAGACAGCACTAGCGGTGGAATTTCGGTAGATACACTTGTTGCTGGCACGCTAACAGAGCGTTTCGTAATCAACACCAGCGGCAACGTCATAGCCGCTGTCGATATGCGTGCGCCTATCTTCTACGATAGCAACAACACTGCTTTCTACGCCGATATGGCCGGTACGTCTAACTTCAATCAGATCAACTTAGGCGACAGCACCAAGTTCATCCGTGGCGGCGGTTCTGGGCAGACAATCCTCGGTACCGGCGGCGTCAATGAGGCGTACATACAAGTCGGCGGCAGCTACTATTCTATCTGGAACGCCGGTAACTTCACCCCCGGCAACTATATGCCCATCTCTGGGGGTACGTTCACTGGAGCCGTGACCTTTGCTGCAAACGTATATAACAACATCGGTAGCTTTCCGTTCTTTGCAAATTCAGGCAGCGTTAATTATCTGTATACGACCGTCAATGGTCTACGTGTTCGCAACTCTAACGATAGCGCCACGGCTCTAGACCTGACCAACAGTGGCTCATTAACTGCACTTGCAGATATGCGTGCGCCAATCTTCTACGACAGCAACGACACAGGGTATTACATCGACGCGGCCAGCACTTCAAACCTTAACGCTCTTACTACACAAGGCGCGTTGAACGCGGGTAACGGCAACCTCACACCCGCAGGAACAACCTTTAGCAACGTCATTACTGGTCGCGGCACAAATCGTGTCGTGGCCTTCGACGGCAATGGCACCGTGCCGTCTGTCTGGTGGACCAACGGTGGCACTGCCATCGGCGCTATCGATGCCATTTCTGGCGGCGGTCTTGCTCACTGGGCGAACAACGGCAGTAGCTGGCAACAGCAGATGGCGGTTAACTATGGCAACGTCACCATAAATACCGATATCCGCTCGCCGATATTCTACGACAGCAACAATACTTCTTATTACTTAGACCCAGCCAGCGGCTCGAACCTCAATGGCACGTTGGTAAATAGCGGCGGCACGGCGATGACGGCTGGTTGGAACCGCAACATGATGCTTGCGTCCACTTTCCCCGTGTTGGTGTTTAACTCCGCAAACGTTAAATATTCAGGTATCGGCGTCGATTACACGACTGCCGCTGCGGGTATGTACTTCTGGGTCAACGGGTCTTCGGCAGACGTAACCGGCACCGGCACGGTTGCAATGAATATCAACACTGGAAACTTTGTCACAGCCAATGATTTCCGTGCGCCTATTTTCCGTGATAGTGACAACACTGCGTATTACGGTGACTTCGCTTCTACTTCCTCTTTAAATTCGCTTATTGTCGGGACTAACGGAAGCGGTTTGGCTTATGACGCTGCGGCTACTGGTAAGCTGTACTTCGGTTCGGCGGGCGGCGATGCCTCAACAAATTACCACATCACCACCAACATGGAGAATGTCGGGGGCAACTACTCGAAACTCGACTTCAAGTGGTACACGGGCCAGCGTTTTTACGCCCACTATGCCTATGGCGGCTTCCGCTTTAAGGAAATTACCAATAGTGCTACGCTGTTTTCGGTAGGCGAAGGCGACTATCGCGTCCGTGTTTATGACAGCATTTCCGCACCAATCTACTACGACAGCGACAACACTGGATTTTTCATTGATCCGGCCAGCACGTCGAGTTTAATTACACTGCTTACCCAAAATCTTGGCGTTTACGATAGTGGGCAAACAAATGATCCTTACGGTAAGATAGCGGTTACACGCGCAACTGATGGTAACAACTATTCCTACTACGGCCTAACCCGCGCCGGTCAACTTGGCGCGGGCTTCGGTATTGATACCTCCAATCGTTTTTGGTGGGGATCGGCTACACCCGGTTATGCTGGCGTAGCGTCGGCAATCGGTATGACAATGTCGATGGGCGGCACTCTTTCTGTCACTGCTGACGTCCGTGCACCCTTCTTCTACGACAGCAACGACACTAGCTATTATATTGACCCCAATGGCAACACAAGGTTGAACCAACTGCTACTGGCAGGTTCAATAGCCACAATCAATAACTTCAGCCCTGCTAACTCGGCAATTCGCCTAACTCCTAACCTCCACCTGAACGCAACCGCTGGAAACGCTGTTATTCTTAACTGGGACAACGGAACCACATCGGGCTTGACGTTCCGTATCGGCAACGGTGCCGGTAGTGACGTATTTACTACGTATGCCAATGGGGCCACATACCTGCCTATTTTGTATGACATCAATAACACCGCGTATTATTTTGACGGGGCCAGCACTTCTAACTGGAACACCTCCGGCCAACAAGGCTTCCACACCTTTGGTAACTACGGTCTTGGTATTGTTGGTACATACTCGCCAACGCGCTACCAGCTTGTTTGGGCTTTAGGCGATGCGTACAAAGGCAACGCAGATGGGACCAGTTTAGCCAGCGCATACGGCCTCTGGTTCTCGTATCCCAGTGCTGGCGGACCTGCTGCAAACCTCTCTACTCACGGTTTAATGCTCATCCAGAACGGCGTGTTTCAAGCATCGCTTGACCCAAGTATGCGCGCCATCGGCGATATGCGTGCGCCTATCTTTTACGATTATAACAACACTGCATTCTTCGTTGACCCAAACAGCACTTCGGTCCTTAGCACTGTCCGCGCTGCTGGCATTCAACATTCATCTGGCAACAGTGCCATTATTTTGGATAGCGGCGTATGGACGCAGTTTTGCGACGTTAATGGGGCGACCAAGTTGTGGCTTGGTGGAACCGCCGACCCGAATAATTATTATAACGCTAATATTCACTACTTCCGCAACAATTCTAGCTCCATCACCATGACGATTGATAGCTCTGGAAATGTTGTAGCTACAGCAAACGTCACGGCCTATTCAGATGCCCGTCTCAAAAAGGACGTTGAGACCATTGGTGACGCGCTTGGTCTCGTCGGTAAGATGCGCGGCGTCACATACACACGTAAAGATACCGGCGAAGCTGGTGTCGGCGTTATCGCTCAAGAGATGTTGGAAGTGATGCCGCAAGCGGTTCATCAAGGCACGGGTGACAACGACACGCTCTCTGTTGCCTATGGTAACCTTGTTGGTGTATTAATAGAAGCAATCAAGGAACTCGAAGCCCGCGTGGCCGAATTGGAAGGAAAGTAAACATGGCACTTACGTACACTTGGGCGGTAACGTCCCTGAAGAAAACCACAGATGTCGCTCTCGACATCGACAACGTCGTCGTGCAGACCACATGGACCTGCACCGGCACAGACGAGGACGGCGACAGCGGCACGTTCAACGGCGCTACGCCGTTCTCGCTCACGACCGTAGACCCTGCTACGTTCATCCCCTATGAAGACTTGACAGAAGCCGATGTCCTTGGTTGGATAGAAGCCGTTGTTGTCGGTTCTTACAAGGATCACGTCGATGAGCAAATCAACAAGCAGATTGCGCTAATCAAAGACCCAGTAGTGGACGTCCCTAATGGCGATTTCCCGTGGGAAGAACCAACCCCGACACCAACACCACCAGCTAGTTAAATCAAAGGAGACAGACTATGAATAAAGAACTAGACCACCTCGACGTAGACAATCAAGCCGCACCGCAGGAGCCGGTTGTAAAGTTGGACCTATTGGTCAACGACGTGAACCTCGTCCTCGCCGCATTGCAGGAGCTGCCGCACAAGGTATCTGACCCGCTGCTGCGCAAGATCATGGGCCAAGCAAACGCCCAGCTTGCTCCGAACGCCGCGTAACATGATTGAGGAACTCATCAGCCGCGTGTTCTACGCACGCAACGTGGCGCACTTTGAGCACTGGCGCGCCAAGGGTGATGGCAGTTTCGCAAAGCATATGGCACTGGGCGGCTTCTACGACGACGTAATCGACGCAATCGACCGTCTCGTAGAAGCCTACCAAGGCGCGTTCAGTCTCATCGGGAACATACCAGCCCCGAAGGTGACTGAGCGTGACGTGCTGAAGCTCCTAGAGGCTGATGCGGACTGGATCGAGGAGAACCACGAGGCCGTCTGCAAGGGCAACCGCGCAGTGGCCAACTTGGTCGATGGCGTCACAGAAGTGTATCTGACCGCCATATATAAGCTGCGGAACCTGAAATAATGGACTTTGACATCAACACCATTGTCACCGTGCTGGCCTTCATCGGCGGCCTCATAACGGTCTGGGTCAACCTCAACAACAGGCTTACCCTCATGGAGGCGCGCCTTGGCTTTGGTGAAGAGAGGTTCAACGCCATTGACAAGAAGTTCGACGAGGTGATGACGCACCTTCGCCGGATCGAAGATAAATTGGATAACAAGGCGGATCGGTGATGAAGTGGTTTTTGCTACCCCTCGCGGCGTTGGCCCTAATGGGCTGCGAAGACCGCTATCGGTACGACTGTCAAGATCCCGCGAACTGGCAGGATGAACTCTGCAAGAAGCCTCGCTGCATTGCGATGGGCTACTGCACTGAGTGGTTAATAGATACGGGTGAAGAAGAGAATGAAGCCGAGAAGTGAATGGTCGCCAGAGGAACTGCTACGTTTCATTGTCGGCATTGTGTTATCACTGACGCTCACGTTCATCGTGGCGACCGTGCTATATTCGCTGGTGTTTGTATCGCAGCCGATGGAGGGGCAGTCCCCGAATGACGCTGAGTTTTTTAAGCTGATTAACCCGATAGCGACTTTTATCGTCGGGGCATTGGCAGGACTTATGGCAGGGCAGGGCAGCGGCTCAATGACGTCGAAGCCTCCAGAGAAGATCGAAGGAGAAGAAGATGAGCTTCCTAAATAGTTTTGAAAGCAGGCAAGATGGCGTGAACGACACCGTCGAGTTTGTTATCCGCGTGGCAATCGTCACGCTGTCGGCAGTTATCCTCGTGGTCGTACTGGCGCTGGCCGTTGGCCTATTCGTATCAAACGACGTTGTGGACAGCACTGCTATCCTTGAGATGGTAAACCCTGCGTTCCAGACGATCATCGGCGCGCTTGTCGGGCTGCTCGGCGGCCTGAGCCTTAACGCCAATGCACGGGACAAAGAGCCTGAGCCAGAAGCGCCGCTTGAACTGACACCAGAAATGCAACCAGAAGCACCTAAGCCATTCAGCGACCCGCAGGGCACTGTCTTCATTGACGAGCCTGAAGTGGACGACGAAGACGATATGGAGCCGTGGGAAAAGTATCGCAACGACCTGCGCTATGACGCCAATGGCGACGGCGTGGTCGATGAGGCTGACTTCCCCGACTGGCGCTCTGCGGGTCGGTAATGGCAGGCGAACTCTCCACCGTTGAGATGATCGGCCAGCTTTGGCCTATCGTTCTCGCGTTCATCACGCTGACGATTATCCTCGCCAAGATGGATGTGCGGCTTGGCGTGGTTGAGGAAAAGATCAAGACGCTCTTTGAGCTTTGGAACAAGGATAAAGACAAGTGAGCCTTATAAACCTTCAAAGTAAATGTGGCTGCCATGCAGATGGTGCCTTCGGCCCCGGCACGCTCAAGGCTGCCTGCGCGCACTTCAAGCTCAACAAGAACCGCGCCGCACACTTCTTCGCCCAGACGGCGCATGAGAGCGGCAACTTCAAGGCGTTTAGCGAGAACCTGAACTACGGCGCGAAGGGTCTGCGCGGCATCTTCGGGAAGTACTTCCCGACCGACGCGCTTGCCCGCGCCTATGAGCGTCAGCCGCAGAAGATTGCCAACCGCGTCTACGCTAACCGCATGGGCAACGGCGACGAAGCGTCAGGCGAGGGCTGGAAATACCGGGGCAGGGGTCCGCTCCAACTCACCGGGAAGAACAACTACCGCGCGTTCGGCAAGTACATCGGGCGCGAACAAGAGGTGTTAGACAACCCAGACATCGTCGCTAACGAACTCGGCTTCGAAAGCGCGTTGTGGTTCTTTGACGCAAACAAGCTGTGGTCGATCTGCGATCAGGGCATCAACGACGCTGCCATTCTGCAACTCACCAAGCGGATCAACGGGGGCACACACGGCCTCGACGACCGCAAAGCCAAGACCAAGAAATACGCTGCTTGGTTATAAGGAGAACGATTATGAACTTGAAGAAACTTATCCAGAAAGAAGCCGAGAAGGCGATCCTCAACAAAGCCGTAGGCAAGATCCTGCCGATGGACGGCGAAGCTAAACCACTTGTCGGCAAGAAAGCCAAGATTGCTGGCGGCCTCGCGCTCGTCGGCACGCTCGCCACTCTGCTTTCACAATACCTCGCTGGGTGAACAATATCTTCGACAGTCGCAGCGAAGGCTGTTATTATGCGCTAAATCTGATATAGGGGCACGTTATGGCCACTGCGATGACATTCACGACGTTGAAACAAGACGTGCAGCGCTACCTTGAGCGTGGCAACACGCTTGCGTCCGACCCGATTGTCTTTGAGCAAATCCCTCGTCTAATCAATCTCGCAGAGCGTCGCATCGCCCGCGAGCTTAAAGTCGAGGGCTTCATCAACGTCGTGACTGGCACGCTCTCTGCGGGCCAGTCCGTCTACCCCAAGCCTGATCGCTGGCGCGACACGGTGTCGATTAACATCGGCACTGGCACAACAGGAAACGACCGCAAAATCCTGTTCTCCCGCGTCTATGAATATCTGCGGTCCTATTGGCCGAACGCGTTGGAGACGGACACGCCCATCTTCTACAGCGACTATGACTACAGCCACTGGCTGCTTGCGCCGACACCCGACGCAGCATACCCATTCGAAATCCTGTATTACGAACTGCCGCCATTGCTCGACGAGAGCGTGCAGACGAACTGGATCACCGAATACGCCCCGCAGCTCTTGCTCTACGGCACGCTGGTTGAAGCGACGCCGTTCCTCAAGAACGACGAACGCATCCCAGTTTGGCAGAGCATGTACGATCGCGCGGCGGCAATGTTGAACGGCGAAGACCTCGCCAAAATCCTAGACCGATCCGCCGTGCGCAAGGAGGCGTAATAATGTCCACGTCATTCACTCAAGTCTTCGGCGGTACGACGATCTACCCCTCAGACGTATCGTACCTCCCGCTTGCGCTGACCAGCGACATCGTCCTTGAGTGGCCGCTTGAGGCCACCACCGGCAACAACGTCGTCGCCCGCATCATCGACGTCACGCCAACCGGCCCCTACACGATAACTTTACCTGACGCGATGTCAGTCGGCGTCGGCCAGACAATCCTGTTCAACAACCTCGGCCCAGACACCATCACCGTCGACAACGCCGCCGGTAACGCGATCCTGAGCATCGGCGCAGGTGAGCAGTGGCAGTGCTACCTCATCAGCAACACCACCGTAGGCGGTGTCTGGCGCACGTTCCGCTACGGCGCTGCCGTGGCGCAGGCCCAAGCCGCAGCGCTGGCTGGCGCTGGTCTGATCGCGACTGGGTCGACCCTCGCGCAGAATTACGAAGTCGTTGACTTCTCCATTACGCCGTACACTCTCACGGCCCCTGATCGCGCCAAGATTTTTGTCTGGACTGGCGGCCTCGGCACGCTCAACTTGCCGACTGCCGTGGCGGCTGGCGACGGCTGGTTTGTGCAGGTCCGCAACGGCGGGCAGGGCGACTTGACTATCGACCCGTCTGGCTCTGAACTTATCAACGCGGCGTCCACGCTGCGCTTGCAGCCGGGCGACAGCGCCGTGGTCGTAAGCGACGGCATCCAGTGGTACACCATCGGCCTCGGCCAGCAGGCGGTCTTCGCCTTCGACTACACGACCATCGCCGTCACTGGCGGCACGTACACTCTCGCAGGCTCTGAGCTGAACCGTATCGCGTACAAGTTTACAGGCACACTGACATCTAACGTCAACATCGTTGTGCCCGCGACGGTGCAGCAATACTGGGTGAACAACGCCACGACTGGCGCGTTCACGCTAGGCATCAAGACGGCCAGCGGCGCGGCCACTTTGGTCACTCAGGGCGCGACAGGCATCCTGTACTGTGACGGCACGGACATCATCTCGGCCACCACGTCAGCAGCCTTTGCGGGTATTGTTCCTGTTGTCCAAGGCGGCACCGGAGCGACCAACGCACCGTCGGCCCTGACCAACCTCGGCGGCACGGGTATCGGCACGGCGGTCTTTACGGCCACCACGACGGCTGCGGCGCGCTCGGCCATTGCGGCGGCTGGATCTGGCGCTAACTCTGACATCACGTCACTGACGGGTCTCACTACGCCACTGAGCGTCGCGCAGGGCGGCACGGGTGCGAACAACGCCGGTACGGCTCGCTCAAACCTAAGCGCTGCCCAGAGCGGCAGCAACGCGGACATTACTGCGCTGACCAACGCGGCAGGCATCCAGATCGGCGCGCCTACCGCCGGAGCGCAGGGTGCGGGCACGATCAACGCCACGGGCCTCTTCATCAACGGCGTGGGCGTCGGCACGGGTTCAGGCTCGGTGACCAGCGTCGCGGCGACCGTGCCGTCGTTCCTGTCCGTAACCGGCTCGCCGATCACGACGTCGGGCACGCTGGCAATCTCGCTGTCGGGCACTGCGCTCCCTGTCGCCAACGGCGGCACAGGCCAGACCACGTACACCGACGGGCAGCTCCTGATCGGTAACAGCACAGGCAACACGCTCACGAAGGCGACCCTGACGGCTGGGTCGGGCATCAGCATCACAAACAGTGCCGGTGGTATCACCATCACGTCTACCGCTGGCGGCGGTACAGTTACCTCAGTGGCCGCGTCGGGCGGTACAACCGGTCTATCTTTTACCGGTTCGCCCATCACCACCTCCGGCACACTGACACTCGCGGGCACGCTCGCGATAGCGTCTGGGGGCACTGGCGCGACCAGTGCCTCCGGCGCGAGACTTACCCTCAGCGCGGCTGGCTCTGGCGCGAACTCCGACATCACGTCACTGACAGGCTTGACCACCGCACTCAGCGTGGGACAAGGCGGTACCGGCGTCGCGACTGCCCCGTCAAACGGCCAGCTCCTGATCGGCAACGGCACAGGGTACAGCGTTGCAACGCTCACCGCAGGTTCGGGCATATCTATCTCGAACAGCGCGGGCGGCGTCACCATCACCTCTACCGCTGGCGGTGGCACGGTCACATCCGTGGCCGCGTCGGGCGGCACTACGGGCCTCACTTTGGCTGGTGGGCCGATTACAGGGGCGGGTACGTTTACCCTCGCCGGTACGCTTGTTGTCGCCAACGGGGGCACAGGCACCACCACTCTTACGGGCCTCGTTAAGGGCAACGGAACTGCGGCGTTCACTGCCGCTACCGCAGGCACTGACTACGTCGCTCCGGGCGGCGCGCTTGGCACACCCTCCTCTGGCACGCTGACAAACTGCACATTCCCGACCCTCAACCAGAATACGACTGGGACGGCGTCGAACGTCACTGGCACTGTCGCCATACTTAATGGCGGTACAGGCGCAACGACTGCGGGCGCTGCGCTCACCAACCTTGGCGCTTACGCCGCGAGTAACCCGTCTGGCTTTACCTCGAACACAGGTACGGTCACCTCAGTTGGCGGCACAGGCACTGTCAGCGGACTGAGCCTGAGCGGTACGGTTACGACGTCTGGCTCGCTGACGCTTGGCGGCACGCTTGCCGTCACTGCTTCTAACTTTGCGTCACAAACCGCTAATACATTCCTGTCCGCGCCGAACGGCACGGCGGGTACGCCTACGTTCCGTGCGATTGTAGCCGCTGACGTCCCAACGCTTAACCAGAACACGACTGGGACGGCGGCCAACGTCACTGGCACGGTAGCCGTAGCCAACGGCGGTACCGGCGCAACAACCGCTGGATCTGCGCTCACCAACCTTGGCGCTTACGCCGCAAGCAACCCTTCGGGCTTTACGTCGAACACAGGCACTGTCACTTCAGTCTCTGGCTCAGGCGGCTCGACGGGCTTGACCTTGACCGGCGGCGCGATCACGACGTCGGGCACGCTGACGCTTGGCGGCACGCTCGCTGTGGCCAATGGCGGCACAGGCGGAACTACGCAAGCCACCGCGCAGTCCGCGCTTGGTGTGCCTTCCGCCACGGGTTCCGGCGCAAGCGGCACTTGGGCCATCAACATCAGCGGCAACGCGGCGACGGCCACATCGGCGACCAGCGCAACGTCAGCCACCTCGGCGACAACCGCTACGACGGCGACCACCGCAAACGCGCTGAACACAAGCAACAACTATCAGGTCAACAGCCTCGGCGTCGGCACGGCTGGTTCGGGCACTGCCGGTGAGATCCGTGCGACCAACAACGTCACGGCGTTCTATTCGTCCGATGCGCGTCTGAAAGAGAACGTGCGTCCGATTGAGAACGCACTCGACATCGTGACGACAGTCGGCGGCAAGACGTTCGATTGGACCGATGCCTACATCGCGGAGCACGGCGGCGAGGACGACTACTTCATCCGCAAGAACGACTTCGGCGTCATCGCGCAGGACGTGGAGGCGATGTTCCCGCTGGCCGTTCGCACCCGCGACGATGGCACACTGGCGGTTGACTACGAGAAACTGGTCGCCGTGGCATTCGCGGCCATCAAAGAGTTAAAGGCGGAACTGGACGAGCTACGGGGAGCTAAATAATGACGCTCAACTCTTCAGGCCCAATCAGCTTGGGTGGCAGCACTGCGGGGCAGTCCATCAACCTTGAGTTGGGTAAAGCTGCTACCGCCACGGTTTCGCTGAACGACACTGATGTCCGCACGCTGGCGGGTGTCGCGTCCGGCGCTATCATCGTGCCGACCAACTTCTACGGCAAGAGCAATGTCCTTATTACTTTTAGCGATTACGGCGTTTTCGCTGCGGATTTTGGCTCTTCCCAAGCAGCGTATGCAATTTTCGGTGCCGGTTCCGCCATCGGCAAGGTGTATGAGGCGCTTAACGGGGGCGCGTATACGTTTGTAGAACAGTGGTGTACGCCAACGAGCCAAGGTGGAAACTATGAAGTTTACGCCAGTGAGGTAGTCGGCCCTGTTACTGGCACGGTTAACACTTGGGTAGCGACGACTGCTAACCCCGCTTGGAGCGTATCTATTTCTGGGTCAGGAAACTCGGCATACGGCGAGCTAGCATTTTCAGTTCGCCGCACTGGCACTGCCACGGTGCTTGATACGTGGACTGTAACCCTCAACGCGGAAGCTCTCTAATGCCCGAACAGATCGTACAGATAAGCTCCAAGCCCGGCATCAAGCGGGACGGCACCAAGTTCGAGGGCGATCAGTACGTCGACGGGCAGTGGGTCCGCTTCCAGCGCGGCTTGCCGCGTAAGATCGGCGGCTACCGCTCGATCAACAAGTTCCTGCGCGGCCTGCCGCGTGCGCTGCACGAGTACACGCAGGACTTGCAGACATATGTCCACGCAGGCTCGGCAGACCGTCTCGAGCGCTTCTTCATCGACGGCACGTACAACACGAGCGTCATCACCGACCGCACGCCCGCGTCGGGCTTCACCGTAGACAACGGCAATATGTGGCAGTTCGCCACGGCCTATGACACGACCAACGGCAACCAGATCGTCGCGCAAGTCGCGCCGAACCTGAACTGCATCTGCAACAGCGACGGCGGCGCGCTCTTCGTCGGCGACCTCCTCGGCACGAGTGCCTTGACTGAAGTCACCACGGTGCCCGCCAACTTCAGCGTCACTGGCGGCGTCGTCACGCTGCCGCCGTACACGTTCGCCTTCGGCAACGACGGCTATGCGGCGTGGTCCGTGCCGAACGATCCGGCGGACTTTACCAGCTCTGGCGCAGGCAATGCGTACATTACAGGCCAGAAGATCGTCAAAGCCATGCCACTGCGCGGCGGACCGGGCAACAGCCCCTCTGGCCTTTTCTGGTCGGCGGACAGCCTGATACGCGGCACGTATGTCGGCGGCACGGCGGTATTCCAGTTCGACACTATCAGCGCGCAGTCGTCGATCCTGTCGGCCAACAGCGTCATCGAGTATGACGGCATCTTCTACTGGATCGGCACTGACCGCTTCCTGTCGTTCAACGGCGTTGTGCGCGAGATCGAGAACAACCTCAATCTCAACTTCTTCTTCGATAACCTAAACTATCCGCAGCGCCAGAAGGTGTTCGCGTATAAGGTTCCGCGCTTCGGCGAGATATGGTGGTGCTTCCCGTTCGGCGACAGCATCGAGCCGAACCACGCCGTCATCTACAACGTGCGCGAAGGCACATGGTACGACACCGAGCTGCCCAATGGCGGACGCGGTGCGGGCCTCTTCCCTGCCGTGTTCAGCAAGCCGCTCCTGTCAGGCGTCGAGCCGCAAGAGGCTGAGGCTGTTTCGGCTGCGATAGTCGCGGCAGGAACTGGCTACGCCGTGGGCAACACGCTCACCGTTGCGGGCGGTCTAGGCCAGCTCGACACGGAGCTGACGGTCACCACCATCAACGGCTCAGGCGGCATTACTGGCATCAGCATCAGCAACGCGGGCCAGTACACTGAGATCCCGACCAACCCTGTCAGCGTGACTGGCGGGGCGGGTTCTGCCGCGACGTTCAATTTGGTATTCGACAACCCGTACAAGTTCTGGGTTCACGAGGTCGGCACCGACGAGATTGACGGCCTGACGCTCAACCCGATACAGTCGTTCTTCGAGACTGCCGACCTGTCGCTGCCTGTCACGGCGCAGATCAACAAGTCGCTTCAGGCTTTGATGATCGAGCCTGACTTCGTGCAGAGCGGCGACATGACCGTTCAGGTTATGGGCCGAGCCAACGCGCGTGCGCCTGAAGTCAACGGCATCATCATGACGTTTGTGGAAGATCCGCAGACGCCGCAGGAGCAGGTCGTCTTCCTCAAGACGCAGCGCCGCGAGCTGCGCTTCCGCTTCGAGAGCAACACCCTCGGCGGCGACTATCAGATGGGCCTCGTGCTTGCGCACGTCCAGCAAGGCGATGGGACGACATTGGGATGATCGACCCTCGCGGAATGACTTGGCAAGACTGGGCCTGTTCAGTTATACTGTCGGTCAACGACGCGTGGGCATTCGGCACGCCTCCCGATGAGGCCGAGTGGCAAGGCTGGGCTATAGGGCTGTTGCGTGCCTCTCCATTTACGCAGCAAATTATTCCTGATCCCTATCAGTTCTCTGATTGGCGTGAGTGGGGAATGCGTGTATATCCAATGCTCGAAGGTACAAGCTCATGAATTACATCCCCGGCTTCAGCAACTATCTACAGTCAGCCGTGCCGCGTTACGCTATTGGCGGACGCGTGATGGATGGCGAGCGTATGATGTACGACATGGGCGGCTACGGTGACGGTGACACGCGCGGCTACAGCGAGCCGTACCAGTACACCCCACCCCTCGAGCAGTATATGCCTGTCGAGCAGCCTATGATGTACGGCGGATACGACATGGGCGGCTATAGCGAGATGCCCTACGGCGGTGGCGGCATGCTGCCCGCGCCTGTTGAGCAGCCGTACCAGCAAGCGGCAGTCGAGCCGATGACGACAGAGGCTGTGCCTGCCGAAGCGCCGTTCGACCCTAACACGTTTGACTTTAGCAAACTTGACCTGAGCGGCCTAAACAACCTGTACGGGATGAATTTCGGTTCGAACTTCGGTGGCGGCCCGATGGGCGGCATATACCAAGCCGATCCTAATTTGCAGTACATCAGCGCGCCTTTATCTAACAAAGGCAACGCCACGTCGCAGACGGGTGGCAACACCTTCGCGGTGCGGGCCGACCAGCCTGTACGCCTCGTTGACCACCGCACCAACCAGATCGTGTTCGAGGGTACAGGCTTCGACGCCGCGCGCAAGGCAACCGAATTAGGTCAGGGCCTGACGGACCAGTTTGGCCGCAAGGCGAACTACAGCATCCAAACCGCAGACCCGACTGGTAACTACTCGACTGTCGCGTATGAGAAGAAGAACAAGAGCACACTGGGCAAGATTGCTGGTGCGGTCGGAACGGCTCTGCCATTGGCAACGATGTTCATACCGGGCTTGAACGTCCTTGGCACCATCGCCGCTGGGGCTGGTCTTGGCGGCGCAGGTGCGGCGCTTAGGGGCGACAATATTCTCAAGGGCGTTGCGATGGGCGGCTTGTCTGCCGCTGGCGGTCAAGTACTCGGCCCTGCACTGGAAGCTGGAGGTAAATTCGGCACCGCTTTAGCTCCAAAACTTGCCACGGCAGTAGGTACAGGTCTCGGCTCGACCGCAGGCGGTTTAGCCACGGGCCAGAGCCTGAAGAACGCACTCCTTGGTGGCGTTGCTTCGGGCGCGCTTAGTTACGTAGCGCCCACTGTGGCCAACGAGCTAGGTCTCAAACCGATAAACCTTAACGGCACCAAGGGTACGTCTGGTTCGAGTGGTATGACCGCCGACGGCGGCTTACAGGTGACTGCGTCTACTTTAGGTACGCCAAGCATAGGCACCACTCTCGGTGGCTCGCCTAACAAAATTCAACAAGCATTGGCCGAGAAGCCGTATGATGGCATCACAGCCATCGGCAACAGGCTCGGCAACGCGTTTGGTGTTAACCTTGGAGGCAACCAGTTCGGCGCGCCCGGAGAAGATGTATCCGCGTTCGACCGACTGACCGACACCGCTGACCCCAACGATATCCTTGTTAAAGCAAGCCCACTTGAACAGGCAGTCCCAGCTCCCGTGAATACTGGGCTATCGCCCGATGTACTCGCTGGAATAGCTGAATTTGAGAAGAACCCTATCATCTCTGAAGGTTCTAAGATTGAGCAGGCAACCCCTGTTTCTGTCCCAGTCACGAGTGGGCTATCGCCCGATGTACTCGCTGGAATAGCTGAATTTGAGAAGAACCCTATCATCTCTGAAGGTTCTAAGATTGAGCAGCCTACCGATACCGGTGGCCTCAATTTAGATCTCGGCGTAATCGACAGGGTTTCCGGTATGGAAAACTACAAGGAGCCAATCGTTGTAGAAGGTTCTAAGATTGAGCGGCCCGAACCCACATCGGTTTCGGTGATGCCCCCCTTAGAACCTCTCCGTCCTTTGGACTTAAAGCCCGACCCCGCGCTGACAGACGAGAAGAAGCTCGGCCTCGAAGAGTACCTGCGCATCGCGAGCCTCATTTCCGGCTTAGTCGGCGGTGGTGGCGGTGGCTCAGGCCAAACTGGCACATACGGTGGCGGCGGCACAGGCCGGTTGAACCCGATCTTTTCAGCCAAGCTGCCCTCCGCAGGCGGCCTCGGCACTATCGGCGCGAACCGCACAGCGCGTCCGATGGGCGACGTAGACTGGCTGACTTACGGCACACGGCCTGAGCTTAACTTCTTCGACTACGCGGCGCGGAACAACCCCGCGCCTATCACCACACCTATACCTAACAACCCCGCTGGCCCAGCGATGTATGCCCGCGACGTCGACAACATGCGCTTCGCGCGTGGTGGTGCAGCTAAGGGTGGTTTGTCCTACGAAGAGCTGTCCCCCGAAGAGAAAAACTTCGTCGATTACCACCGTCGGTCTCTACTGGTGAACCCCTACGAACGGGACGGCAACATTTCGAGTGTCGTTGGCGCGGTAAACGCGGTGCCTGAAGGTGAGATGCTATACCCTACATATGTCCACGGCAAGATGATGGACCCCAACAGCGCCCGCGATTGGGCGCTACGTTCAGGGATAGATTTTCCCGTATACCCAGACGCCGAAACGGCGTTGGCACGGGAGCGTATGATCCACGACAACATCATCGAACCAGAAACCACCCGCTACGCACGCGGCGAGCGTGAGTTTTTGCAAGAGCGCGCAAAAGGCGGCTCACCCAAGCGCAGCGAATTTGCAGTCAACGGCCCCGGCACTGGCCGCAGCGACGACATCCCTGCGGTGCTGTCCGACGGCGAATATGTGATCGACGCCGAGACTGTTGCCCTGCTGGGTGACGGGTCGAACAAGGCTGGCGCAAAGAAGCTGGACGAGCTTCGAGTTAAAGTTCGTAAACACAAGGGTCAGAAGTTGGCAAAGGGCCGTTTTAGTGCTAACGCCAAGAAGGCCGAAGCATATCTGTCTGGAGGACGCATTTAATGTCTCGCAGTTCATTTCTAGCCGAGGGGGCTGCAATCCCTCAAGGCTCCGCCCTCACGGACATGACCAAGCAGCAGGTTTTGCCTGAGTGGTACTCCAACTACGCGATGGACATCCTGTCGGGGCAGCAGGCTATAGCCAACCGCCCATACGAAACTGCGCCAATGCCGCGCGTCGCGGGCTTCACGCCGACGCAGCAGCAAGCCTTCGGCATGACTGGCACCGCCGCCACGGCGTACCAGCCACTATTCAATCAAGCCACAGGCGTTGCGCAGAGCGCCGCGAATGCGCCGGGCGCGTTAAACACCGCACAGCCGTTCTTGACGCAGGCCGGTCAGACATCCGTGTCGAACATCGGCCAGTACATGAACCCGTACACCGACGCCGTTGTCAACCGCATCGGCGAGCTGGGCACGCGCAACCTCACCGAAAACCTTATGCCTGCAATCGAAGGCCGCTACATCCAAGCCGGTCAGCTCGGCTTCGGCGGGCGTGGTGGCTTAGGCGGCACGCCGTCGGGCATGATGACCGACACGGCGCGCGCCCTTCGCGACACCAGTGCCGACATCCTCGGCAAGCAGACGGAGGCGCTCCAATCCGGTTACACGCAGGCCGCTGGGCTCGCAGGCACTGACCTGTCGCGCTTCGGCACTCTCGCAAGCACGGCTGGCGATCTGGCGCGGGCGCAGCAGCAACAGCAGCTCGCCGCCTCTGGCGCTCTGTCGACACTCGGCGAGCAGGCGCAGAGCCTCGGCCTCACTGGCGCAGGCGCGCTGGGCGGCGTCGGCGCACTGGAGCAGCAGCAGGGTCAGAAGAACCTCGACGTGGCGTATCAGGACTTCCTGCGTCAGCAGGGCTATCCGCAAGAGCAGATCAACAACATGATGAAGACGTTCCAAGGTGTTGCCTCCGGCGTCCCAAGCGCGACGCAAGAATACGGTATCTCGCCGTCAGGCGTCAAACAGGAGTACTCATCGACTGGGAAAGATATTGCCAGCGCGCTAACCGCTGCGGCGGGCATCGTCGGTTCGCTGAAAGGTAAGTGATCGTGGAAAATCCGCCCTTCGCGCAGTGGCAGATAGACCACCTTCGCAAAATGCGAGAAGAATTAGGCTTGCCGCAAGAGGCATCCGACGCAGAGGAAGTTACGATGGACGAAGATATGACGGGCGGCCTGCCCTCTACAGCAGGGGATGATACGACGGACGATACGGCTGGCGGCCTGTCGGTGTACAAAGACCCCAATGTCCAGAGGGCTATGACTACCTACGAAGCTCTCGCAAAGGAGCAAACGGACCGATATGGCGCGTTGGAAAAGGCTTTGGCGGAGAAGCGTTTCGCCCCATCGTTCAGCGAGCGCATGTTTCAGTTGTCGGCGGCGTTAGCCCAACCGACGACAAGGCGTGGCTTTGGCGGCATCTTGGAAAACATTACACCCGTCTTAGCGGCGCAGCAGAAGGCCCAGCGCGAAGGCGAGATCAGCCGTAAAGAGGCGCTTGAGTTGTTGGAGACGAACCGGCTCGCCCAGCGGGTGGGCCTCGCCAAGCAGGGCTTGACGACGGCGACTGCTATGGCGAAGATTGACGCAATGGCACGCAAAAGCCAAGAGCCGAAACTCGTGTTTGCCGACGGCGCTTGGCGCGTTCAGCCGGGGACAGGCGACTACCCAACTATGCCTGAGATGAACCAGTACGGAAACTATGTTATAACCGACCAAAGGCAGCTTGTTTATCTGCCGCCGAACACGCCCGTCGTGTTCCCCGGCGGAGATCCGAATGTGCCTAAATACACCAGCGCGGGCCCAACCGAGCCAACTCAGTAATTTGGAGATAAGACATGGCAACTTCCAACGAACCCGCGTGGTTTAAAAAACTCCCGTCTGCGCCTTCAAAAACCCCTGAGCAGGTGAAGAAGGGTCAGGAGATCATCAAAGGCGGCATTGACATCGTCAAAGGCGGGATCGACATTCAAACGGAACAGGCAACGGCTCCGTATAAGGGTCCGCAAGCTGAAAGCAGCTTAACCAGCTCGCAGCAGAAACTTGTCTCCGAGGCTGCCGATGTTTCAGGCAAGGAGGCCGACCGCTTCAGTAAGGCGAAGTCGGTGGAGACGTATGTCCTCGCGCTCCCCCAGTACGCCGCAGCACTGCGCACGCCGAAAGACAAAGAGGGCGACAGCGAACTGGTAATGCTGTCCGCCAAAATTCAAGACCCTTTAGGTTCCGTTAGGGAAGGCGATGAGCAGCGTTTCCAAAACCTACAATCCGCCCTTGAGCGGCTACCAAAAAAGTTTCAGGAAGAGTTCACCGGCAATGGCGGCGTCTTCACCGAAGAGACGCGTAACAACATCAGGCGCATTCTATCCAACCGCGTCCGCTCCTACAACATAGCGTATAAAACTGAGCGTGATCGCGCTATATCGCGGGTGGCGGCGACCAACAACCGTCTGAAAGCCGCAGGTCTGCCTGAGACATTTTTCATCGACCCAATCAAGGAAGTCGTGGGTCCGCATTTTGGCGAAGCCTACGTCCCTGACGTGGAGGCGTATAAGAAGACCCTCAAACCCGCCGTGGATGAAGACCGGCAGTCCTCCGTCGGCCTGTTCGATAAGCTGCCTCCGGGCGCGCAGATTTCAGGCGAAGACGTTAAGGGCTACCGCTTTACGCCTGAGCAGACGGCGCAGGCTGACGCGTACAAGATGTCGGAAGCCTTCACGCCTGAAGGATGGGCTGACATGATCACAGGCTTTGCCTCGGACAACGGCATCGTGACGCCAGAGACGGCTAAAAGTTTCCGCGATAACGCACTTTCCGTCGGGACGGACATCGCCAAAGTCAAGGCCGAGGGCGGGATGCCCGGACCGGGCTTTGACTATCGAGAGGTTGATACGTCCGCCAGTAAGAATGCCGGTCTGTTCGAGGGTGTTGCGCAGCAGTTCCGCAACCTTCCTGAAAGTGCCGCACAGCTTGCTATGGGCCTCGCGGCTATTCCAAGAGACGCGGCGTTAAGCGTACTAACTGCCGAGCGCGTGGGCCTATACAAGTCAATGCCCGATCTGGCCGCCGAGCTTATTAGGCAGGCTGGCGGCGAGCCTATGGGTGAAACCACTGCCGCCGTCGCACAAATGCTTGAGGAACGTTACGGCGGCCTAGACAACATCAAGCGCTCGGCAATCAAAGACCCTGTCGGCATCGCCAGCGACATTTCGATATTGCTCAGTGGCGGCGGAACGCTGGCAACGAAGGCATCTGGCTTTCTTAATAAGGTAGGCGAAAAAGCAGTCAAAGCTGGCCTCAATACTAACCCCCTTTCCTTAGCCGAAAGGGCTATCACCAAGGGCGTTCCAGCGGCATATTCCGCCGCCAAGAACAAAGCACCGGGTGCGATGGAAGGCGTTGAGAACATACCGTCGAACCTTGTCGGCTTTCCTTCAGGTGCTGGTGGCCCCGCCATTCGCGAGGCAACTGGCTCAGGCTTTGCACAAGGTATGGCGGGCAAACCAACACCCCGCAGCACGGCATTCACCGACAACATGCGTAATGCGGCTGGCGCAACGGAAGCCAACGTGGCAGCCGCACGTGAGGCCGTAAATCGCCTCAAGGCCGAAAACTATCAGCAGTATCTGGACAACACGGCGTCTTTGGGCATCAACCCGCAGCCTCTCGACTTTACTAAAGTCCAGAAGCGCATCGAAGATATCAAACCTGCCAACTACGACGACTATCTCAAGTTGACAGATCGTCCGACGGAACACCTTGCGTGGGAGCGCATGAAGCGTACAACGGACGAGTACGCCGCGCAGGCGGCGCAGAACCCCGACTTGCTGCTCCCCATCAATGTTGACAACTTTAAGCAGAACCTTTTCGACATTGGGTCAAAGGCGACAGGTGCGTTCGATAGCAAGGCTACTCAAATTGCCAGCACGGCTTACGACGCGGTCAAAGGCTTGATCGCGGACTTCGATCCGCTGTACGAGGCCGCCATGAAAGCGTCCCGCGAGGGTATTGAAGCTGTCAAGGAACTGGAAAGTGCCTTTAGCCTTGCGCCGGGACGTGACCGCCGCGTGAACGTAGACGCCGCGACGCGCAAACTGCAAAGCATCTGGCGCAATAACGCCAACACCAATTACGGGCAGCGGGTAAGCCTCGGCGAAACCCTCGCGAAGTACGACCCCGAAGGTATCGTCAAGGCTGGTGGCGCTGGGCAGATGCTCAGTAGCGATAGGCCACGCGCACTGCCCGGCACGATAGCTGCGGGTACTATGTTTAGCGGCGCTGCTATAAATCCTGCGGCGCTTCTTGCGTTGCCTGCGCTTGTCCCACGCGTTGTTGGCGAAGCGGCATTCGGCACGGGTCGCCTAGCGGGCACAGGTGCGCGTTACGGCAAGGATGTGTTGGACGCGGTCCGTCCCATAACAACGAAGTTCTCTGAGCTGAACAAAAAGTACCCTACGGCGGTCCCCACGATACCCCTTGCGGTGGCGCAACTTGGCGCTCGTGGGTATGACGTTGAGCGCTTGATGAACGAATATGGCATCGGCACACCAACGATGCCTGTTGGCGCGGAGCCGTCGGAGGATATCGTCGTTACCGCCACTGAGGGTTACCCAGCGCAGAACATGGCTGGCCTCGAAGCAGCCGCTGTTGCACCTGTTGCTGAAACGGCAGCAGTGATCCCAGAAAAAGGGACGATAATGTTTGAGGACAAGGCCGTTGAGTACGACCCAGAGACGGACACGTACGTCGAACTGAAAACAGGTCGTCGCGTCAAAGAGCTTGCGGAACTCAGAACGCCTCCAGCGGCTATGTACCGTGGCGGCACGGTGCAGGCGTTCCGCAACGGCGGCATGGCATCCATCGCCGATCTGGCACGACACTACGGCATGCGCCGCTAAGAGGAGTTTACGTTAATGGCTGCTGGCGACACGTTTGGGCTTGAAGTATTTGACGACGAGTTGGGTCGGTACGTGGTCGTGCCTGACCCGTCGGCAAAACCTCTTGCCGTGCGCAAGCAAAGCCCGAAGGCAACTCAGAAGCGTCGCTTTGAGGCGAAGCAGGCCGAGAGACGCCGCGCCAATGAAGCGGCAACGGCGAACGTAGATAAACTCGGCAGCGGGATCGCGTCGATACCGAGCCGCATCGTGAACTACATCAAGTCGTCAACGCCCTCAAGCGTTGGCCGTGACGTCAAAGGGCTTGCTACGGCCACGTATGAGGCAGCAACGGAAGACCCGAACGCCTTTATCGAAGACGCGATATTCTCACCCCTCGCCGCCATTCGTGACTTCGGTGACGTCCGCGAGACCGCACGCAAGCTGCGTGCGCAAGGCCGCGATGCCGAGGCTGAGAAGATGGAAGCGATGGCGGGGACCGCCATACTGTCTGCCGTGCCTATCCTCGGTCGGCCCGCAGGCGTTGCCACACGTAAAGCGATTAAGGCCGCCGAGAAGACGGCTGTTAAAAGCGCAACTAAAGCCGCACCAAAGACAGCCGCACCTAAAGCAAAACCATTAGCGGCCAAACGCCCTGCGCAGTTGGAAGGGGCCGACAGCCCGTTCATGGTGAGCACACGCCGTCCTACCGCGCCGAACTACGCAACCCAAGGCAATCCAGACGAGCAGCTTCTTATCCAGACCGGAGAAGCATTGCGCGCTGCACCTCCTGCCTTCGAAAAGAATATGGGCATGCTCGCCGAAGAGCCGTTCATGCGGGGTATGGCGGGCGCAAGTCCCGAACGGATATACGAGGAAGGCGTTCGTCGCGGCGCGGACAATCTCAAGTTCATCATGTCGGATTTGATGTCGCCAGAGAAAGTAGAAGCCGCACGGGGTTGGTACCCAACCGCGCAGATGGTATCGGCACGCGCCGCTGAACGCGCTGGGCTGCCGCCAGAAGCAGGCTACGGCGTTGCCGCTGTAACATCACCGCAAACGCCTTGGGACATCAACGTCGCCCGCGTAGACCGCATGATGGACATGTACGGCGACAGGTTTGCCACTGATCCCGCAGCCGCGCGCAAATATATCGAAGGCCGCTTGGAAACGAAAAGCCCCGGAGCTATCGCGGCGCGTGGCCCCGAATACGCAGAACGCATCGCGTCCATGCCCTACGAAGAACTGCCCGACAAGTTTGCCAAATTCGCCCGCGTTTCTTTGGCCGACGCCACGCGAAACGATCCGATAGTGCGCAAGATAGACCTTTCCGGTGAGTACGGCGATCCCTACGGCAGCATGACTTGGGGCAGTGGCGACAGTGTCAGCAAAGCTCTGGCCATCATGGATAACCCAACCATGGAAGGCATAAACGCACAACTGCTAGGCGGGGGTAAAGTTCCGTCCTTCTTCAACAATATCGCCAACCCTTACAGCGCCGCGCCAATATCGACTATCGATACGCATAGCGCAGGCGCAGCATCGTTGTTCCCCGGCGGCGGCAATGACCCTATCGTGTATCGTGCCATGGGCCTCGGCGGGGCCAAAGGCGGCCCTCCCGGTGCCGCTGATGTGGCCCGCACAGGGTCGAAGGGTTTGTACGGTCCGATTTCGGACATGCACACTCTAGCCGCCAAAGAAATGGGTTTTGATGCGCCGCGTGAAGTTCAGTCTGCCACATGGGAAGGCGTTCGCGATCTTTGGGGTCAGGAAGGCAAAACACCTGAACTAAAGAAAGCTATCGCCGACATCTGGAACAACTCAAGTTCGCCGGACGAGGCCCGTTTCCTGATTGCGGACCTACTCGGAAAACCCGTGCGCCGCATGTTCCAAGTCAAATAACGCGAAGGTCGAGGGGCAGTTGCTCCTCGGCCTCTTCGTCCCAATCTTCTGGGATGTTGCCGTCGTACATCACCCACAAATAGTTTTCGCGAGTGCGCGGCATGCCCAATTCGATAAGCACCAAATCGTAACTATCTTCGCTCAACGTCCGTCTCCCTTGGCTTCAGCCAGCAACGCGGCATAGGCAATATTATCCTCGGCGCTGTCGGCGTGATACTCGCTGCGCGTAAACAGCCGCACGAGCTTGACCTGCTGCATGAACATCCAGCCCTCGCTCTCGGTCAGGTCGCGCCCTGTGATGGCGTTGAAGGCCGTCACGATCTTGCCCATCGACCGCTCGCCCTCTGGCTCGTCGTAGGTCGACGCTCGATCGTGCATGTGCGCCGCAGCGCGGCCCAGCAGCTCGGCGGCCTTCGGCTCTGGCACCTTAGCCGCCTCCTCATGCGACTGGAAGCATTCCAGAGCCAGCGTCACCGTATCGTGTTCGATGGCGCAGGTGCTGCATATAAAGCTCTTGCTCATTTCTTTTTCCTTTTTAACGCTTCCAATAGAACCTCCTGCACGCTCTT